ATTCAGAACATCATAAGCTACTTCAATCATAGGGTATTGACTAACACCACTATTCGTTGTTTCTTCCGTTCCTACTGTAAAAATACGTTCATTAGGTATTCTCTTTCTGTTTATTCTAACCTTACAACTAACTGTATCACCACCTGTGTGTCTTAAAGAAAATCCTATAACAGAACGTAAGTTTAGATTTTTTCCACTATCGATTAACTCTTGTGTTATTCGATATCCACCATTATCAAGTGCTGGTCCGAATACTGCGTTATCCCAAAGAATTTCTTTGTACCCTTCAAAGTTAATAAAATCTTCTGTATCGTTCCTAACATCACCATTCCAATATCCGATACCACTATAATGTGTATTATCATCCCATCCTTGATTTTTATTTTTTCTTGCGGATGCGGCACTTAGTGTTAATTCATATCTACCACTAAACGTATCTTCGAACTCTGATTCTTCTGGATTGTTAGACCTTATTGATACACCATTTATGTAGATATCACCCTCATTGATAAATTGTTGTTCGATAATTTCTAATGGAATATCAGGAAGTGGAGTGATTAATTCATTTGATAAAGTTTCAATAGTTCGATTGTAGATATCTCTATCGTACAATGTAGTATTACCTTTTACTTTGTGATACCCATATTCTTTTTGAGAATCTTCTTCTAAAGTATAAGACACTATTTGTTTCGAACTATTTCTTTTTATTTCACGTAGTTCGATTTGTTGTTGTTCTGTTGTTATGTTTGTTTGTGCCATTATCTAACCACTTTAAATACGAATCCATCGAAATATTTCTTATCAGAACTGCTATCAACTCTAAATTCGAATTGATAAAACCTTTCAGGTTGTAATGTGTTAAACCAAAAGTTAAAGAAGTTTCCAGTTGAATCACAACTTACTTTTGTGTATGTTGTATCAAATGGAATCAATACTAAATTAGTTTCAACATCTCTTACCTGGTAATAAGTAGTTGATGGAAGGTATTTAATTTGATTGTATGGTGCTGAGTTTGTGAAACTTCTTTGTGGGTACGTTTCTCTACCAACAACTCTTAATTTGGTCTTAGATAGTTCCTTATATTCGGATTGTAGATTTTTCATATACAATGTAATATCTTTTGTTAAATCAAGCTCACTTAAAGAACCTGTTACGAATGATGAATCATCCCATCTTGTCTCTAAGGTAGGTACATATATTGTGTGAGTATCGTTTGAGAAAAACTTAGATGAACCATATTTTGTAGAACCACTTTCTTCAGTTGAACCTCTTTTAATAATGAATCCATCGTTTGGTCTTGAACCTGATAACATATCTCCCACATACTTTGTTACATCTACATTCAAGTCAGCAGTAGATTTTGTGAAATTTTGTGAGTATTGTGTACCATCTACAGATGCGGTGTACCACGTTGCTCCGCCTGAATTCTTTAACCAACCAGCTTCACTAATTGCTCTTACATCTAAAGAACCTGAAAATGTTATTTTAAAATCATCTATCGAACCAGTTTGAGCTAACGATGATGAATTAAAGTATGTATATGCAAATATGTAATCACCACCTTTAGTTGGGGTAAATGATATTGATTGAGTTGCTGCTGATGTATATGATGATGTAAGGTTTGTTACACCTGTTCTTAATGGTAATCCATCTGTATCATAAATTGTAAAATCAATAGAATTAAAATCGTTAGGGTCTAAAGATGATGATATTTGGTAATTTATACCCGATTGTAATTCAACCGAAAATTGTGCATCTGCTCCACCCTCATCAGCGTATAAATTTAATTTTGATTGAGAGGCAAACATTCTAACACTATTAGTTGTAGTTTCGTTTACTCTATTTCTTAATTTAAAATCACCCTCATTTTGAGTGAACGTTTCCCATTTAATTAAGTTACCCTCTTTTTGGTAAACATATACTTCATCAAAAGAACCAGTGGTAGTTGTACCATCGCCGCTTCCATCAAAGAATGTAAATCTTAATTCGTGGTCACCTGTTTCAGTTGCAGTTAAATCAAATGATTGAGTTGATGATGCGGTTATAGCACCAACCATACCTTCATAATCACCTTCGGTTTTTAGAACTCCACTTGGTGTTTTGATTCTAAATGCAACATCATCAAATGAGGCAGGGTCTATTTGAAATTGTACTCCATAATTAACAGTATTTAAAAGATGTACTGGGAATATTAATGTTGTTCCTGCAAAGTTAGATGCTGATATAATTAGTTTATTGTTATCAACTAATGCAAATGGTGAGTTACCATTGAAATCATTAATTGATTCTGTTAAAAACGCAGAACCACTTCCATCGGTAAATCCTTCATATAATACAACACCTTTAGTTGGTGCAGTACCTAAAACACTACCATTAAATACTTGTGTACTACTAACACCCCATAATGTATTATCATCCCTAAGTTCCCAACTACACCCAACTTTAGTTACTGGATTATCATAAAATTGTCCTGAACCTTCTGCCCAACTTTGAGATATAGGATATACTTCCAATGCATATTCTGTTAACACCTCATTAGCTTCTGTTGAAGTTAGATTTAATTTAAACTCTGAAGCAGTTATATCACCACTTACTATTGATTGTGATAATGCAGATAAATCAAACTTAGTTAAGATTCGGCTATTACCAGTGTGTATTGTATTTGTATCTTCATCAAAGAACTTGGTAACTTCTAACACTTCGTCTAACCCAGTATTCTGAGCTTTACGATTGTTCAATTCGTAAATTGTAGTATCTTTTTCTCCGTATATTCTGTAAATCATACTATATCCTCATTTAGAATTGTTGTGTTACAACCTGTCCTCTAATATCTGTATTTGGGAATTTAACTTCAAATATAGATGGGTCTTTAGGTGGATAAATAATACCCCCCTTTGTTGCGTTTATAATACTGTATTTGTTTGGTGAGTAGTTACCATTGAACTTATTACTAATTTGTAAACCACCCTTACCCTCTTTATCAGGTCTTACTACCGTTTGTACTCCATCTACTTTATCCAACTCAACATATATCTTAGATAAGTTGATTGGTTCATTGATTCTCCAATTATCAATATTGAAATAATCTTTCATTCTATCAATCGCTCTTAAAAGAACTTCGTTAGAATTGTATTCTGGTAAAACTATGATTTCAAAAGTAACAGCGATATTAACAATATGTGCATCTTTGATATTTACTGCATCCGTTAATAATCGATGATACGATATATAGTTTTTTAAGTTATATTTTGTAGCAGCGTTTAGAGCTGATAAGTTTTTCTGATTATCATACCCACAAGTATATAAATTCAATGCCAATGGGTTTGGAATCTCAGTATTGATATACTGTCCATCTACTTTTGAGTTTTCAGTTTGATAATCTTGTTGTAAGTATGCTTTTGCAACCGAACCAAATTGTGGTGGTAATGCGTAACATCTCATTACATAATCTTCTCTTGTTACAGTTCTATTTTGAGCTGCGAAGAATGCCATAGCATTCTGTCTAATTTCTTCTTGGGTTTCTGTAGTTTTACCACCAACAGCTGCGTTTGGATTACTACATGCTAACGATTGTCTAACAAAAGAAACCAATGTATCTGATAGATTGATTTCATTTTTTAAAGTTGTTGTGCTTGATAATACATTTACCAAATCTTTAGCAGGTACATTATCAACGATACCATTACCAACTAAATAGGTAACAGTCAATGTTGTATTTTGTGGTGCAACCCCATACGTTTTTGTGTATAAAAAGTTTGAAGGGTCTAATGATGAATCTAAATTCTGATGTTCTGTATAAAGTGCTGAACCTACATTATCAGGATTAGGAATGATTTCTTCATCAGCGTTTGATGAGATACCTGCTCCAAACTGAATTGTTAAGATACCATCATCTTCGAAGTTGGTTACATATCTTTTTGGAACTCTATTTAGTTCTAAGAGATATGGAGTATCACCACTATACTGATGTAAGTATGTGGAGTTATCTTCGTTGTTATCTATTTGTTCGAATACCGTATCTTGTGCTAGGTATGGAACTCTTGTCCAAGTATCACCATCCGAATCAGATATGTTTTTAACTCTGATTAGATTATCATCTTCGATTTTTACTTTATCATAAATCTTTGGTGAACCAAATTCAAACGTTTTGGTTTTTTCTTTTCCACTCGTAGCTTTTACTTGTTTCTTTAAAAGATAGTAAACTGGTTCATTTGTGTTTTCATCAATTTGGTAAACCGTAACTTCGGTTGGACTAAACGATGATGAGAATCCAAAATCTACAGATGAGACTGTTGTAAATTCTACATCTGAAAAATCTGTTGAACCAACTACCATACCCTCTGATAGAGTCATAGCATAATCAAAATCAGGAGCTACAGTATCACCACTACCTTTTGCTGGTACTAATTGGAATACATCTAATGTTACCGATGCTGGTATAATATTTTTTGGTTTATATCCTAATGAGTTTACGATGTTAAATAGATTTACATTTTCTTCTGCGGTACTTAACAACGATTCTCTTAATTGAGTATCTGTGTAGAATGATAATACATCACCTACATACGATGCCATTTCCATAAACATCATACCAGGAGATGATTCGTTAAAATCATTGTATGTGTTTGGGAAATAGTTTTTAGAAAACTCAATTAAGTTTTTTCTAAATTCACCAAAATCTCTACCGATTAACGATACATCCTTTTGTACTAAATCTGATTTCTTTTTGTTTGCCATACCTAACCTTATTCTATTGTACTTCCAGCAGAATCTATAAATAATATTATCTGTTGGTTTGCACCTTGCTCCGTAACCCTAAAACTTAATTCTATTCTTACAAAGTTTCTATCAGGATTTGTTTCAATACCTATATTGTCAATAACTATATACGGCAACCAAAATTTAATATCTTCTGAAAGGGTTTCTGAAATTCTTTCATTTAAGTTTAAATCTATGTTTTCAAAGAGTTGTGAATATACATCCGAACCAAACAAAGGTTGAAATGGTCTTTCACCCTTTCTGGTCAATAATAGATTCTTTAGATTAGATACTGCTTGTTCTTCAGTTGTAAAACTTTGAGCGAATAATCCATTGGGTTTACCAAATGGTAATTTTACTCCAACTGCAACGTTCTTATCAAAATCTATTGGATTATAAAAATATTCTTTTCTTTGCTTAGCCATTTATTATCTTCCCTTTTTCTTGTCAATAGCTTTCATCAACTGAGAATAATCTTTGTTGATAACGTTCATAACACCAGCAACTTCTTCACTATTTGTATTAATAGGATTACCATCAATATCTTGCATTGGTGCTACTGCCGTAGAACGACCTGCCATAAACGATTGAGCTTGATTAGAAGTATATGGGTTTGCCTCTATATTTCTCCACTCACCACTTTGATGTGTTTCGTTTAACATCTCATTTAACATTGGGTTTTTGATAAATGATTTTGGTTTAGATACCTTTCTATCTTCTGCTATAATTTCTGATATGTTGATATCTAATGGGTCTACTTTAACTTTTTTAGATTTTATTTCTTTTATAATCGGTTTTTGAGATTTCTTAACCTCAGACAAGATAGGTTTTAGTTCCTCACGAACTACCTTTCTTACGATTACTTCCAATAATTGTGCTAAATCTTTTGCCTTCATAATTTCTACTTTATATATAAATATTAAAAACTTTCTTTTTACACCATCCCCACCCAAGGTTGTCCTATCGGTCCAACTGGAACTGGTGTTGCAGGTGTACCACTTGTTACAAATTCAGTTTGTAACCCACCAACTGTCAATAGATGTGCAGTAAATGCATTTGCTAATTTTGTTGCGAATGGTATTCCAAATGGTACAGCTGATGCTGGGTGAGTAAACGCTGCTAACAATCCGGCTTTAAGTGGTGCTACCGCCCCACCATTATTTATGATATGAGTTATTGGTGCGGGTATTCCTGCCGTTCCCGTTGAAGCTGCTATATTCAATGGGTGAAATGGTGTTGGGGACATTGTTGTTGTTAACCAATATTGTGATGTTGCGTTTGCCCAATCTGAAAAGTGGCTTAGTTTAGGTCTGCCTTCAGATTTTTTTATATCGTTTAGGGTTTTCAATATACCCATTTTGATTGGTTGATACGGAGCTTGAACTAATGGTAAATTTACATGAAGAATTGTATTAGCGGTTTTTACTGCTTTATGATATTCAGATGCTATCTTTTCTGCGGTTTGTTCTTCAGTTTTACCTTCGGTTGCTGAATTTAGATAACCACCTACTGCTGGTATGAATGCGGGCCAAAGTGCGGGCATAATATTATTGTTTCATTTTTTGTATATCACTAAGTATAGTTGCAACCTTGCTAGCATTTGTTGCCGGACCTGTTGGCCCAACCCCAGTTGCGTAAGTAGCTTTTGCTGATGTTAAATCTTTCAACTCACTAGCTAACTTTTCTATCAAAGTAAATAGTTTATCCATTTCCATTTGCCATGTCGGCGTTGCGTTTATAATATCTTTTTTTGCTGCTATGATAACATTTTCTTTTTTAGCGTTCAAAAATATCCTATCAGAATTAAGATATATGGATGGTTTAGAAAATGAGCTTGGATTATCTGCCCCACCGATTCCAGTTTGAGCTGGTTTTAATTTTATCTTTTGTGATGAACCTAACCATATAGATGAAAGGTCATCATTAACATCTTCTATAATGAACTTATTATATCTACCACCACGCTTTCTACCATTGGATATAATTGTGATTGGGTCGTTGTCCTTTGATGAACTCCACGATGGTTTCTTAGTTGTTTTACTTCCCTTTGGGGTATATCCAAATCTCATTGAGTGTCCGAATCTACCTTCTAATAAAACATCACCGATGAATGGTTGTAGTGAACCCACATCACTTCTTTCAGAAAACCCTCTACCTAATTGTTTGGCTCCACCACCACCACTTATACCTGGAACTCCAGCAGCTGCGGCTGCGTATCCCACTGCTGATGCCCCTGCTGATATTAATGTTTTGGATGTTGGTAGTGCATTATTATGAGGATTCTTTTGTATAGCTACTGGATTCAGATAGTAGTATGTTGTGTTTGAATTCTTCTTTGTAGGTTTAGCTTCACCCGAAGTACCTTGAACTATAATAACACTTTCACCAATTAAAGGAATCCTTCTCATAGACATATCATAAGGATATGCCTTTATTTGTTGGTTAACTGTAGTTTGGTTGTAGGCTTGAATTGCGTACAACTCATTTACATCATTATCTTTTAGATTTATATTTTGTACAGTAGCTACTAATAATTTATTTTGTGCTGGCATTATTCATCTCCCTCTGTACTACTAAGAGCATCAATTTTATCATCAATTTCTTTTGCGTTTTCCAAAAGTTGTTTCTTTTCTTCATCTGATAATCCGAATCCACCCTCATCCGATGAGTTAACATCCTTCAACATTCTTTGAACTATCGCTGCTAATTTTACAATTTGTTCATCGTTTTTGATTGATACTTCCATATACTCTTTAATCAAAGGAACAATTACAGTAGCATCTTGTAGATTCTTTACCAATGGTTCTAATTGTGCGATAAGAAGTTTTAGTTGCCTATCTTTCTTTTTAGAATTATGGTAAACATCCGACATGATATCAGAAAATGATTTCCCTTTAAATAATTCAGTATCCTTATCCATTACTATCCTTTAATTTATATCTGAGAGATAAGTATCCTTTTTGATTATATTCGGTGTACAATTCAACATAAATACCTTTTAGTTTACCAACTACTTTAGTTATGTATTGTGTATGTACTCCTGTTCTCTCTCTAATAAGTATGTAGAGTGCTTTTTTGTTATACGAATATAAATCATATCTCGTCTTAAATAAATGATTTATTGCATCCGCAATAGCTCTATCCCTATCTTTTAAAAACAACTCATACAAATGGAAATCTATATATTTTGTATAGTGGTCTATAAAATCTGATTTGGCTTCTTTGTTATTTTGGTCTACAATTTCGTTTACAATGTTACGAGATGTATCAATTGCCGCAACCTTTTCTTTTGATTTCATCCTAGCGTAGTTTGCGTTGTTCTCATTAAAGAGATAGTTTCTTGCTACTACAGTGAAATAGGAAAACGCTCTACCATTCTCACCATTGAACTTATGAATCTTTTCATTCAGAAATGCAACTACACTAGCTTTTACATCTTCATATGGTACATCAAAGTAATATGTTTTGTAAGTGTGGATTACATTTTCCGCTAATTTATCAAACGGGTAATGAATGAATCTGTTGTAGATTTTGTTCTTTAGTTTTTGGTCATCACAATTGTTATATGCGTTAATTGCGATTTCGGTGATTTTGGTAAAATATCTTTTACTCCTTTTTCTTCTCTTTCTAGGCATTCGGATTTATTTCATTATTTAACTTATCTAATGCAGATTGTATTTCTTTAAATACAAACCCGCTCTCATCATCAGCTTCAAACGAACCCAACCTATCTAAAGTTTTCATTCTATCTAAAGCTGATTGTATAGAAGTTTCTACAGAATCCAACACCTCATCTTGTTCTTCAATACTATCTTCTAACTTTTCAACTTTACGAAGTAAGTTCCACACTACATAAAGTAAGATTGATATTATTATTAACGGTAAAACTATGTGTTGTATTGTTTCCATATTAAGCTTCCTCTACTTCACCAAAGATAGATTTAAAATCAATCTTCTCTGGCATTTTTACATTTTCTAATTTTGCTTTCTTAGTTGGTCTACCACCTACGTTCTTTGTAGTAACCTCACCCTGCTTCATCTTCATCCATCTTTCGTTTTCGAATCTAGCAGCCATAATATCAGCTTGGTGCATTACATATGGTAATCCAGTCTTTAGTGCGTTATCTTTATTGTATGCGATGTAATACTCTTTGTTAGCATCATCATACAATCCATCGGTAAGTTTGATACCTAAGTATTCAACTTCTGAGATTTTGATTCCGAAATGGTTTAACATCCAAAATGTTCTATCATTCAAATTCATCCAATGCATTGATGGGTTAGTTTTATAAATCTTTCCTTGATTCTCAACATGCCATTGTGAATCATTTGGAATGTACCAACTCTCATCGGCGTTACCAACCTTACCTAAATCGTGGTGAAGGGCTGTAAAGATTACAGTTTCTCTATCGTACCCACCATCACCGATTCCTAACTCAGTATGTAAATCAAACACCTTTACTGCGTTTCTCGTAACTCTAAGAACATGGTCAATGTACCCACCAGCAAATGCGTTGTGGAAGTGTTCGGTTGATGAGGCTGGAGTAAGAATGATTCTATCTTCAAGATGGTCGTACATCTTGTTAAGAGATTCTAATCTCTCACCTGTAAACGTTTGGTTGATTAATTTTCTAAACTTTTCGTAATTGTCTTTGATTTGATTTTCATCTAAAATGTGTACCATAATTTAATTTTTATTTGTTAACTAATTGATTATCAATGTGTTGTGATGATAGTGATAGTGTAATTGATTGGTTATCAGACACTTACACTTCATCTAATATAGATAAGAACTCACTCTCTCTATAAATGTTGTACGTTTTACCACCATTCTTATGTTTGAATCCAGTTCCATCCAATAGAACTATATCTCCAACCTTAGTGCTCATTGGGATGGCTACACCACTTTGAGTGTATAATCCTTCACCAACTGCTACTACTTTTCCCATCATAGTGGTATCTGAACCTGATGGTTTATATAAACCACCTTTTGTTTTTTCATCGTGTCTTTTGAGTATCTCTACTACTACTCTATCCCCTAAGGGTCTGTAATTATATTCCATAACTTAAATAATTTTATCTATGATTCCTAATTCTAATGCTTCTTCTGAAGATAGGAAGTAATCACTTCTTTGATTTTCTTTCCAAAACTCTCCATCTTTTTTTGTACACTCTGCCATAATAGCATTACAATCATCTTCTAATTGTTCTGCAAACTTAGCGTTAGATTTTACATCTTCTAACTTACCCATATTGAATGTTGATAATTGGTGTACCATAATCTTAGAGTGTTTAGATGCTGCTCTAAGACCTGTTCCTGCAGCGAGTAGTAATGCCGCTGCACTCATAGCTGAACCTCTACATACGATGTTGGTTGTAACACCATCATTATCTTTTAGGGTTCTAATGTAATCGATTAATCCTAATGTTTCTACTACATCACCACCTGGTGAATTTAGTAACATTGTAATTGATTTTAGTTCTGGATTAATCTTTCTGAGTAATCTAACTTTTGATATTACATCGAAGGTCAATCCTTGCGATATTTCATCTTGAACTAAGATGATATTTGATTCAATATCTAATCCGTAATCGAACTCTCTAAACTCTTGAAAGTATTTATCTCTGTTTGATACTTTCTGTACATCGTAGACTGGTTCAATTTCCCCAGCTGTTGATGTTCTTCCTTCATTATATAAATCACTCATATGCGTTGATTATAACTTGTTTTATGATTAAACTTATGTAAATATACAATATTTTTTTTACAATACCAAATGTTTTAGTAAGTTTTTATATCATCCTCATCGGTGTTATCTTTAGTAGAACCTACCCCATCACTATAACTTTTAAAATGTGGTTTAGATAATTCGTTGTAAATACGTTCATCCCTTTTCTTAACCGATTCTTCTACTTCATCCAACTTATCTAAGAATTCTTTTTTATCGAGTCGTTCTTCTTCTTTTGGATACACCTCTACATTTCCTGCGGTATCTTCTACTTCATACTTTGGTGTAGCAAGAATTTCTTCATTCTTCTTAATCATTTCTTCTTGAGAAAGTTTATCTTTCATCTTCTTACGATTCTCACCATTCATCATCGTATGCTTATACATCATTTTATTTCTTTGTGTGAAATAATCATCTTCTTCTTCTTTTCTACCAATGTATTTGTTTACTGCAATTACCATAGCAATTGCCATCGGGTCGAACACAAATACAATCATTAGTGTAAACCAATTCACAATTATATCCATTGGTTTGCCTGTAATCTTAGCCATATATCTAAGTGGACCAATTTCTGCCGCTACTTCATTATTTGATTCTAAATCTAAAATCTGTAAATCCAATTTTGTAATGGAATCGGTAACTGCTTCCATCTTAATTGAAACACTATTTCGTTGTTGTTTCATATCATCTAACTGAGCGTTTAAAACTCTACGAGTAGATGATGAGGTTGTAGTGATGATTTCACCAGTCTCTTTATCTTTGTATTGGATAGTGTTGTTTGATAAACCTTTTGTAAGTTCTGATATAGATTCACTAAGTTGGGCTCTTTCTACTTTGTACCCTTCTAAAGATTCAGAGAACCTATCCCGTTTCATTTCAACTACAGCAACTTGTTTATCTACGATAGTTAGTTGGTCGGCAGTAGTCTGATATGCTGATGTAAGAAATCCATAGATACCTGCTGATGTTATAATCATTAAGATACCCACACCCAATGTAAGATAGGTTTTTAACATCCAACCTAACTTCTTCCAATGGTTATGTAGATATGATGCTACGATTAATTTAGCTAACTCCAAAGCTGAAGCCATTATGATAACTTCGAACCTTGCTCCAGCGAACAATGAACTCAATCCGAATACAGAATAGTATGCTGCAGTTCCTGCTAGCGATAGTGTTGAAAACACCATTAAGAACCCAAATCCGGTCTTTTTTGAAAAAAAGTTTTTAACAATACCCATATTTCACGTTTTATTAAATTCCAGAATTGTATTTATTACAAATTCTTATTTTATAAGAAGAATGAGGATGTAAACATCCCCATAATCCTGACAATAAGTATTAAAATAATTAGAATTAATACTAAAACAAGCTAAACGACCATACTATGCTTCCGCCTGAATATAATCTAAGATAGCAAGTTCTTTAGCTTTAGATTCTACCATAATATCAACATCTAATCCATATGTATTAGGAATCTCATTGATATAATCTGAGTGTGCTTGAGGTTTCAATTTATCGTTATTCTCATGCAATGCTTTAGATTCTGAATAGTGAACTACAGGTACAATATCTTTTGGCCAAGTAGAAACTGCTAACTTCAGTGCTTCTTCTTCTGATAAATCACCTGTACAAAATTTGTGGTGGTGATAATCGAACACAATAGGAATACCGATACGTTCGTGAATGTACATCAAATCTTTTACCGAATACATACTAGCCTTATCATCGTTCTCTACAGTCAAACGAGTCTGAACTGATTCTGGCAACCTCTCAAAGTTCTTACAGAACCTATCCATAGCTGCAATCTTATCACCATACACACCATTACAATGAATATTGATTTTGTTGTAAGGTGTTCTACTCAATCCCATCATATCGAATACTTCTCCGTGATTAGATAAATCAGTAATAGTATTTTCTACTACATGCTCACGCGGAGATACCAATACATTGAAGGGGCCAGGATGTGTTGTGATACGTTGGTTGTATTTTTTAGCAAGATGCCCAGCACCCAACAACAGATTAGATATCCGTTGGTAATGTGGCATATCTTTGAAATCATATTCCGATGCCCAAGGGAATAACTCAGAACTCAACCTAAAGAAGTTGATACCATTCTGATGATTCCATTTGATAATCTCTACTAAATCTCTGGCGTTTTGGATTCCCAACTCTGATGCGTATGCAATACCTCTTTCTGTAAAGGTTTTTTTAATCATACTCCGATTGGTAGTAATTTTGGGTTTCTGTTTACCCAAAGTCATGTTGATACAGGCGTAACCTAAATTCATAATTTTCACTTTTTAATTATACACTAATATACAAAAAATAGGGGACTTATACAAGCCCCCTATGTTAAGAAATTGTTAAATATCTTCCCACTCTACATCCGTAACTTCTTCACAAAAATAATAGTAAGGTTCTCTTTTAAACACCTTATCGGAACGTAGATGTTCTCTCCAAGTGGATACGATAGGGTTGTGGTCTATTCTAATCTTTCGTTGAACTATCCATAGAGTATCGTTAACACTAACAACTTCCTTTACAAACATTACTTAACGGATACTTCAATTACTTTGGCCTTCTTCTCCTCTACCTTTGGAATAGATACAGTCAACACACCATCCTTTACAGAGGCTGATGTTTTAGCTACATCCCAATCTTCACTAACACTATATCTTTTATTGAATGTTCTTCTTTCATTATCACCCTCAATGAAAAGAATAGAATCTTCTACTTTTACATTAATATCTTTTTTGGATAAGCCAGGTACATCAAACTCCATAGTGAGTATATCATCCTCAACTTTCATATTACGAGTTTCTCTTTGTGGATGGTTAAACACTTCATCCATCAAGTTCCATGCGTTATTCATTGTTAAAATCATTTTTTCCCTTTTTAGTTTTAGTTAAACAATTAATTTATATGATTCTTATAGTACCAATTGTGTACCAAAGGGATTTGTAAGGTTATAGTATGACAAAATGTCAGTTAAGTAAGGATATAGTATGACACTTTGTCAATTTAGTGAGAATGGTGGTGATTGTCCGATTACTTTATATGTTAAAATTACATTCCAAGGTTCATATTTAGTAAATTCAATCTTCTTATCAGTTAACAACATACCATTCATCTGCATATCGTTAGCTACTTTCAATAATATTTCTAATGTTGGTCCTTGTAGTTTGATGATATCATCTACCTCACCATGTATAAACTCAACCTTTACTGCATTTCTATCTCTTTCGAAATCCCAATCATCTTCTTCATCATCACCGAACTCACCATTCATCAAACGTTCTAACTCATCTTCCTCAGCATCCAAACGTTCCATCTCTTCGTGAATAGGTAGATAGGCAAACTCACCAATCATCAAATCGTACAAGTACAATAACTTATCTTCATCTTCCAATGTTTCAAAGAAGTTGAATTCCGCTTCATCCCAATATGTTGATTCAGCCATTTGCATCTCCTACTTATTAAAGTCGTTAATAATTTCTCTAGTCAACCAAGCGGGTTCGCTTGTGAAGTGTTTGAAATAAGGTTCACTAATTAGATATAATTTGAGTTTCTGATATTTGATTTCATCAGTATCATCTGTAGATAAGATATCGATTATCTTTTGTCTGTATGGTTCATCTATATAGTGTATGCTCATTTGCTATAAATATTGGGGGTTATTATTTTCCTTTGTATATTTTGTTCATAAAGATTAAACATTCTTTGGAGAGTGCTGTATTTCCTTTCTGAACAACATCAATACACAGTTTCAAAAACTTTTGAATATGTAATGGTGGTTGGGTTTCAAATATTTGTAGAACTTTATCCTGTAGTTTGTGGATATAATCGTGTTCTATTTTAACGTTAGATACTAAGTAACGTTCTGTCATATATCGTTCTGAGAACCACGTATGTGGTTTAGCATCTGTATCAACTGCCTTCTTATAAACAGTATCTACATATTCACTTAATGAAAGAATTTCAGGAACAGTCTCTGAGAAATGTTTGTAGTTTACCCAATTACGGGCTTCATTCATTTCTTCATCACCCATTCCTAATTCTTTAAATAAATCAGATGCTTTCATTTTGATATGTTATTCAAACATACCCAATTGAATCTTTCTTCTATGAATTTGTTGTGCATCCAACAGAGTTGTAAATATCTTATTACATTCACTCCATGTCAAATCAACTCTTTTGTTTCCCACAACTAAAGTTCCAATAGGTAAGCTCTTATCTTTATAATTTGCTTCAGTTAAATTAGCACTCATTTCAAAATCAATTGAGTTATAGTTCTTTCCTAACTGCTTTAGTTTATCTCTATCTTTTTGATGGGTAGCTCCACCCATATTTACTCTGCCTCTTGGCTTTCCTGAATATCTTTTCATTTTAAGAATATTTTAATTATTTAACTTAGTTGTCAATAAATATAAAATAAACTTTAATGAAACTATATTACTTACGATTTCTTTTAGAAATTCTTGCGAACTTAGCTTCAAACGATTTTAAGTCCATTCTCTTAGGATGTGTTCTTTCGATGTTCTGATTAACTCTCATAGTTTCAGCCATCCAATACCATGCAGCCGCTACAGTGGCTTGTGGTGGTATCATATACTCCTTCTGTAATCCGTTTCCAACACCATCCGATACGAAAAACTTTCCATCGGATGTTCTTTGTGTTGAAGCTTTTGGGTATCTATTTAAAACTTTCTTTTTTAATCTTTTGAATTTAGCTTTATCAATTTCCATTTTCTAAATGTTTTTTAAATGATTTGGATAATCGGCTATCGATATATGATGTTAGATTGAAATTATCAACATACAAAACATCAACTACCCTACCATCTTCAGTCTTAACAACATAACGATACCCCTTAACTGTTCTTTGTCTTTCTGCAACCGTACCGACTTTGTTCTTACCAAAGACGGATACGATTACAGTTTCACCAGTGCTATACGATATCATATACTTAACTTATAACTTTTATGATTCTAGTTTCCAATACCGATGTTACTTCGAATTCAACAGAATCGTTTTTGAACTCTTCGTGAACTTTAGTTTCAGCATCCGTTACAGATACTGCGTTTACCAAATATTCTTCTACGTTCTTTTTTTGTCTACCCTTATCATCTTGTGTGATAACTTTTACTTTAGCTTTGTAATACTTCATACTTACTTTTTTAGTTATTAAAATTAATGTTATACTTCTCTAATAGTTCGGTTTCTGTAATCAATGCGTATTCACCATTACATTCCCCATGTTGTAAATCTTCCACAATAGTATGAAACCATTGAACCATCTTATCACCATCGTGCTGTCTGCCCGCTGGGATAACCATTAGTTGCATTGGTATCATTTTATTCTGATACGATTTCCATAATCGGGGACCAATCTCATCAGGTCCCTTTCCGAATCTTTCTCTCAAATGAGAATAGAAATCTTCGTTCATTTCATCCCACTCATCGTAGTTTGAAAATTCTTCATTGGCTTCATCAAATGCTTTAGCCATAGCATCTTTTTCTGATTCTGATAATTCATCCCAAAAATCCGTAGGGATGAGATTTTCATTTTTTAAATCTTTACTCATTACTATAATCTTTATTTAATACAAATCCAGTGTTACCTTCTTCCGTAGTAACTTCGTTTACTAATCCCTTAGCTTTCAATTCATCTAAGGTCGTTTCAACATTCTCTCTTATAATATCTTTAGCCACCAACTCTGCGATACCAATAAACCTATTTACACATTCTTCGGTTTTGGTATAACTGATGTGTTCGGTTGCTTTATAGAAACGAGGCCTGAACTTAGCTTCATCAATCCACTCATTCTCAAAGAAACCATCTTCGGATAAGAATCCGATTACCATTTTACAAATATCTTTATTGCTTTTCATAATTTTATTTTTACTAATATACAAAATTATTTCCTAACTTCCAAATAAACCCCCCACTAATTTAGTGGGGAGTCTGTTTGGTGATTAAGAATAATAATTAAAATGGGTTGGAGATATCAACTTCTTCAGTTGAATCATCTTCTACATTGAAAAGGTTTTCTTCATCTGTAGAACCAACAAACTTTTGAACGTATTGTTTAACGTAAGTTCTTTCTGATTGAGCTCCACCTGCATCATCGAACAATGGGTAGATGGTAATCTCAGCGGCCTCAGCCAGATTGAATCCATCGTAAAGAAGTGAACCAATCTCAACTGCGGTTCTGGTCGATAGTGAGTTTGAAAGAGTAGGAACTTCTTTCTTCACATCGTTTCTGGTCATCGTAGTGATGTTAGCCACACTCTTTAGAACATTCTCATCAACCGATGGATACATCATCTGAAGTAGTGATGTTTCTTCATCAATGGTTAGTGTATCCATTTCGATGATTGTGAATCGGTCAACGATAGCTCGGTCAAGTTGTCGAGTCGATGTGTATTCATTACCAATGTTAGCGGAAGCGATGAAAGAAACACCATCAGCCACCTTCACTACAGGCGAATCGGCCGCCTCATCCAATCGAAGGTAACGTTGTCCCGCATCCAATACGGTCATCAGAATGTTGTGAGCCTCAGGGTGAGCCCTGCTAATCTCATCCAAAACAATAACGGTGTTTGGAGTTTGGATAGCTTTCACAAAAGGTGATGGTGAGAATACCGTACCCTTCTTAGTATCGAACTGAGTATTTCCGATAAGAGTAGCTCGCGGGTCTTGCGTTGAACCCAAATTGAAGATTTCCATATTGTAACCATCAATCGAATTAGCCGCCGCCTTAGCCGCCATAGTTTTACCACAACCAGCAGGTCCGGTCATCATAATATTTTTACCTCTGAGGATGTTTCTGATTAGATACTTCCACTTCAGTTCACTCATAAACAACATCTGTGGTTTCAAACCATTAGCCTCAGAGTGAATGAACTTTAGGAAATCCTCTTCCATTGGTTTTTCTGCAACTTCCATAGTTGGGGTTTGTTTCATTTGATATTGTTCAATACCACCATTAGGTTTGTTGAAGTTAGTTACAGGTTCAGAACCATTGAACTTCTCACCTGGCACCCTATTGAACTCAACCGAACCATTGGTAAGATTACCTTTGATACGGGCTTTGATACAATACTTAGTGGGATTATTAGCGGCCGATACACATCGTTTGTACAACGATGAACCAACCTCATTTAATTGGGGAACGAAGAACTCAGTTCCCGCCGAATCGATAAGGATGATTTCCTTATTCTCATTTTTCTTCGCCTGAAGAAATACTGCTCTTTGTGATTTGTTACTCATAAAACTTATTTTTTAATTATTACTCTTATCAATTATTACTCTACTAAAGTACGAAATAAAATCCACACTTCCAAATTTCTAATGTTAAGAAATTGTTAAATCTTCAATCTTTTTAATTACGTTATTGATATCATCGATTGTTTGCCAACCCATTACATCATCACCATTGGTATCTACTAACTCAGAAGTAAGCCATCCGTTATCATCCCATACTCCGATTTCAAAAGAAACGAAATCTTTGGGTGATGTTCCATTGGTGCGAGGTGAACTGTACAAACCAGGCCCAGCAACCACACTAAGTGTGATTCCATTGATAATCAATTTACCCTGAATACCTTCACCCATTGGGTGAGTTCCGAACTGAATGTCATTAAAATTTTTCATATCTCTCATTGTTACAGTACTAATATCGTTATTATTTTTCATATATCCAAATTTCTAATGTTAAGAAATTGTTAAACTTTTATTGGAACAATTTGTTCAAAGTCTTAGTCAGCGCCATCAGATTAGTACAATCAACTGATGTTGCTGATTTACCATACATTTTTTTGAAGTTATCAATACCACCTTCATAACCATCATACACAAAGTATGAAAGAACCTTAACGCCGGCCTGTTGGATTTTCTTAACCTGATTAGCCGTATGTTCAACAGCTGCATGTCCACCATAATCGATATCTCTATTAGAGAAACCTGGCCATCCATCTGAGAAGTTGATGAAGTAAGAATCAACACCTTTGTTGGTTTTGATGATATCATCCAACACAGTTTCGAAACACAATCCCTCAGGAGTAGTTCCACAAGGATTAAGATATTTGAACAATTGTTGAACCTTAGAGAACTTATCTTTTCTACTATCGTATGCAATCAACATTAGTGGTTGACAAAGGTTGTGGTCATGTTGGATACTTCTGTAAGAAATCACCACATCAAGATTAGAGGTCATTGATGCCGCCTTAGCGATTGCTACTGCGGATGTTTGAGTTTGTGTCCACTTACTACCACCCATTGATGAACTAGCATCAATCGAAATGTGAACCAGCGCCGGATTGTGTTTGTTGATGATGGTTTGGTCAAAGATTTGAACATTACCCATACCCAACTCATGCAACAATCGACCTGAGATTTTACCATTCTTCATTCGAGGAGTAACTAAACTTCTTTCCTCACTTCTGAGTTTAAGTTTCTTACCCAACACAGTACCCAATACGATACCCTTTTGAACAGCTTCCTCATTTCTTTCAACACCCCAAGAGTAAGTTGATAACATACTAATCATATCGGAATCAACCAATTGTTTAGTGTAGTTTCTCACAACCATTACAGGAGTTTGTTTATCAGTTCTGTAGTAACGACCTGATTGGTAATCCTTACCAGCCAACTTTTCTTCGATACCACTCTTAACCAAAGTATCTAACTTCTTAGATTCACCTTTGGAAACTTTCTTCTTTTTGATATCACCATTTTGGAAATCTTGCTGTTTCTTAATAGCGTTATCCAATTGTTTTTTCTGGCGGTCTGAAAGAGAACCATCACCTTCAGTAACTTTGGTATCTGTGATTTGAGAATCATTACCACTACCACCGGCACCATTAGGATTGTAACCACCCTTAGAACCTTTCTTTACATCATCACCTTCTGCATCACCTTTGGAATCATCAGTACCATTAGAACCATCTTTTGATTCACCACCATTACCTTCGGAATTATCAGTACCATTGGTTTCAGAGTTATCTCCACCACCACCAGTTCCATTACCTTCTGATTGTTCATCATCATTCTCACCATCACCACCATTTTGTTGGTTAGGTGATTCGATTGGTTTCTGCTCAGCTGGTAGTGAATCCTCAATCACTTTGAAAATATCTCCAGCCAATATCAAACACTGGTCGGTAGTTGTTAATCGTTGGATGTTTTTCAAATCCATCATATTCCACACTTCTCTAAGTTTTGGAAGTGCATCCAAATCACGATTCTCATTGGTGATATTGATGATACGGAACATATAAGATTCCCAATCCAACTCTCTATACTCAGAAGATTTCAAACCCTTATCAATAATCTTAGAGTTGAAATACTTATCGTACATAGCGTGGTAGTAACCTTTGTAGCCAGGAGAAGTAGAATAGATGTAATAATCAATTCTCCTATCTTCGATTACATTGAGTAGGTTCTTAACGATACCTTTAACATACTCTTTAGTTTCCCACTCATCCTTAGAATGTTTCTCCATCAGATGAGTAATGTAATCACTACCAACAACAACTTCAATACTATTGTTAATTACACTCAACGTATTAAAATCGGTTAACTTAATGTGAGAACCTTCGTGCAATGCCAACCCAACGGTTGAATCAAATTCTTTATCACCCATCTTAGATGAAATCACAACCGAATTACCATCAGTATAAGAATCACCACCCCTTACATCAAACGTAACAGGGATGTTCTGATTGGTAACGATGTTAACGAAGTTACCGATAGATTTCTTATAAGAGGCAAGTGCCATAAGATTTGAATGTTTAGATTCTACAACATTCAACCCATCATCAACATCATCGAAGAGGTCATCTTTCAACCAAAACGAACTATATTTTGTGTTATCTCTATTCATATATTTTACTCTTATCAATTATTACAGTACTAAAGTAGTGAATTTTTTCCATATAAACAAGCTTTAAATGTTAAATTTTTGTTAAAGTTATCAACAACTTATTAACAATTTAAAGTAACCCTTTTAGTAGTTTCTTATAATCTATGGATAGTAATCCCATAAAACCTAACATCGACCCACAAACTGCGAACGCCATTTCATTAGCCACACCCTCAAAATGGATGTAGTTCTGAATAGTACCCTTCATAGTTAAATAGGTAACTCCTAACCCTAAAATGGTTGTTAAAATTGCTTGGTAATTTTTCATATCTATATCTATTATCAATTATTACAGTACTAAAGTACGAAATAATTTCGATATATCCAAGCTTCTAATGTTAAGAAATTGTTAAATTTTCACTAATTACTTAGTGGTGCTTTGATGGATGGATGTGATATGTAGTTATTTAATCTACATTTAAACTCACCATTTAAAACTTCAACATCTCTGAGATGTATAGTTGGTAATTCATATGGTTCATTTCTTAGTTGTTCTTTTACTTGTTCGATATGATTGTTGTATATATGAGTATCACCTAACGAACCAACCAATTGGTCAGGCACCATATTCACTTCATCAGCAATTAAAGATAGTAGTAATCCATATGATGATATATTAAATGGTAATCCTAAAAATACATCTACACTTCGTTGATTCCACATTAACGATATTCTTCTTTTAGGTACATTTAAAGCATCTAAATCTTGCTCATCAAATCTTTTACCATATGATATATCTTTACCTATTGATGATGTCCAATACCCCAACCTTTCTTTGAATGGCATCTCTGTAGTGTAACATTGGAATCCATAGTGGCAAGGTGGTAGTACCATATCAGATAGCTCTGATACATTCCATGCATTAACCATCAACCTTCTACTATCGGGATTTGTTTTAAGATTTTCAATAAGAGTTTCCATCTGGTCTATACCACTCCAATCTCTCCATTGTTTACCATAGATTGGACCTAACGAACCATCTGTTCTACCACTCTTATTATAATCACCATCCCAAATCTTACAATTGTTTTTTCTCAGATATTCAATATCAGTTCTGCCCTGTAGAAACCATTTCAACTCAGTAACCATTGTATTGAAGGCAACCTTCTTAGTTGTTAAGATTGGGAATCCATCTTTCATATTATGTCTGATGGTGTACCCAAAGATAGATTTAGTACCTGTGCCTGTTCTATCTTTCTTATCTACTCCATAGTAAAGTATCGTTTCTAATAGTTCTTTATATTGCTTATCTAAATTATTCATTAATCTAATACTTTATTATTTGGTAACTTGCCTCTAACTCTATCTGAGATTGGAATAGCATCACCCATCTCATCTATTCTAACAAATGTCATATTGGTTCTTAGGATTAGATTTTGTTTACCATTGTAAACATTATGAGAGCGAGCCTCTATTACTAATCGTATTGATGAACCACCTACTGATTCAACCTCACCATATATCTTTAAGAGTTGACCTTCTCTTGCAGGTTTATTGAATATACATTTATCAATTGCCTTAGTTACCATACGAGGTGTATCACAAAACTCTGCAGCAAATCCAGCAGCTGCCGCATCCAACCACGCCAATAACTTACCACCGAATAAGTTTCCGTGGAATCCTAAATCTGATTTCTTAATTGGGTGTTGGGTGATATACTTCATAACTTATTTTTAAAATGTTTAATCATTATATGAGCTGATTTATAATTAGTAGCAAGAGGTATATCGTGTACATCACATAACCTCATCAACATACTAATATCAACATCATGTGGATGTTTATCTAAAGGGTCTCTAAAGAAGAGAACACAATCAACTTCACCTTCAGTTACCATAGCACCAATTTGTGCATCACCACCCATTGGACCTGATGCAACCAAATCAACTTTCAATCCAGCGTGCTGAATCATAGTACCTGTTGTACCTGTCCCAACTAATTCTACATCATCCTTTTTAAAGAAATCCAATCTCTTCATTACAAAAGAAACCATATCGGCTTTCTTACCATCATGTGCGATTACTGCTATCTTCATCTCTCTTTGGTGTTAATGGTTTGTTTAAGAGTATCTACTAACCAATCGTAATCTACGTGATTCCGAGTAGCCAATAATCTAAATGAAATTGTATCTGCTAACTTAATTATTTCTTCTTCATTCATCTTTAATTAATGTATTATATGCTTGTTGATATGCCTCTACTTTATTTATCTTAGGATTATCCCTAACAATCTTAAAGGCTAATTGTAAAACTTCTTCTCTTATACCATAAGCATGAGCTTCGTATAAGATTTCTTCGATTTGTGCTTCCTCAGTCATGAGAACATATTTACTATTGCTGCTGCAACTATTATTAAAATAACACCGATTACAGAAACCATAGCAAGCGTTTCGTTGTTTTCAACTTGTCTCTTACTTCTACCCTGCCAATCGTTTGGATTCCAATTATCTTTCATATCAATATGTGTTTAATTGTTCGTTAATTTGTTTAACCAACTTATTATCTTCTTCACATCCGAACTCATCAATCAATACATCTTTGATGGTAGATAATAGTGCTGATATCTTTGCTTTAGATTTCTTCTTAGCCATTGTAACATTCTTATGTTGTACTTTGTATAAGTGGAATGCCACCGGGTCTAAGTTCATTAATTTTTCTTCGTATTTAGATATACGAGTATCTTGAATCCTCATCTTAGTTGAGGTATGGGTTGGAACAAATCCTTTGTAGAGTTCATCTAACCTTCCTGTTAGATATTGGATTTCCATTAACTTATGAATTTCGTTATAATCCATTCTTTCAATTTTTATTTATTTTAAATCTAAGGAAACCGAATCAAATCGAAACGGCTTCCTTAAATATAATATGTCATTAGAATTTCATTCCGAAACCTAACATCATGTTTGTTGTTTTCTCACCTGAGTGATAAACTACTTTTGGTTCAACGAACACACCTTTGTGTACATCAAACATTTTACCTAAACCTAATGCAAGGTTATCAGTGTCAAAATCATTTAATTCAGCGTATAGGAAAAAATCCTGTCCACCTGCTGAAACAAAGTATCTTGCATTCAAGTCCATAGATAAATCCTCAGATGAATCAGCTTGAGATACAGAGAATCCAACCATTAAGTTATC